AGCTTGAAGAGATGGGATACTTTTATAGCCGAAAGGGTAGGTGGTCTATCGATGAGAATAAGATCACTGCCATGCGGGTGTGGAAAGATCTGACAACCTATGGCGCCTATGTAGCACAGGTTAAAAAGTTGTATGAAGTAGCCCCTAAGATGGGTCCAAATGCTGTTGTTAAACGAGGTTCACTTAAACTCTTAGAGGCCGCGGGATCCACGGAAATGTTAACACATGAGATCCTTGTGAAGGATTTTGGAATGTTGGCCGATATAAACTTAGACCCCATGGACGTTGTCAATCTTTCACAAGAGGAGAAACTATATATACGTGCCATTGAACGTAGGGGGGAGAGTGTCTACCGGGATCCTAGAATAAAGCTATCGACTATTCATGCTATGAAGGGCGGGGAGGATGACAACGTTGCGGTATACTTAGGGTCCACTAAAAATTGTGTCGAAGGCAAGCATCCGGAAGACGAGCACAGGGTTTTTTATGTTGCCGTAACTAGGGCGAAAAACAATTTGTTTCTCGTGGAGTCCAACAAACAATACAGGTACAAAATATGAAAAGAGATATGGTCCTAGACAAGGCTAAAGAGTACATCAACGGGCAAAGGGCCGACGATTATGGAGATGCACACGATAATTTCACGCGCATTGCTGACGGTTGGAATATTATAGTTAAAGAGTCTTATATAAACCCAGGATACATTACTCCCCAGCACGTAGCTTTGATGATGGACTGGGTCAAAACAGCCAGACTTCTAAATGACTTAGGGGGAGATGACTCTTGGATCGACAAGTGTGGGTACTCAGCTTTGGGTGCAGAGTTTTCTGAAAAGGATGAGTCCGTACATAAAAGGCTAGATCAATGGCTGGGTAAAGGCGGAGTTTAATCATGAGCCAAAAAGAAATGTTTGACAAAGATTACTTGATCGCCAGACAGATGGATCAAGGTAAGCAACTTGTATGGAATATCCCAACAGAGTTCCCGGATCTGACTAAGCACAAACAGATAGCTGTTGATCTTGAGACATGTGATCCCAACCTACTTAAGCTTGGACCTGGGTGGGTGCGTAAGGATGGATACATTGTGGGCATTGCGGTGGCCGCTGGGGACTGGGAGGGGTACTTCCCTATACGACATGCCAACGGTCACAACATGGACGCTAGGATAGCTCTCAAGTGGCTACAGAAGCAGATGGCTACACCTCACATCGATAAGATTATGCACAACGCTAGCTATGACTTGGGATGGCTGAGGGCCGAGGGTATTAAAGTGGAAGGCCGTATCATAGATACTATGGTTACGGGGGCAGTAGTAGATGAGAACAGGTTCTCATACAGCCTTAACAACTTGGGCCGAGATTATTTAGACGAGAGAAAAGATGAAAAGCTTCTTCGTGTTGCGGCGGCGGAGTGGGGATTAGATCCAAAGGCCGAGATGTACAAGTTACCTCCGGAGTTCGTAGGCAAATACGCGGAACAGGATGCAGGGTTAACCTTACGTTTATGGGAACGTTTAAAGGTAGAGTTAGAAAAGCAAGACCTTTGGAACATTTGGGGCTTGGAAACAAGTTTGGTTCCCATGATGTGCGACATGCGTCAGCTAGGTGTACGAGTAGATCTAGACAAAGCTGAACAAGCCAAGAAGGTTTTAAAAACTAGAGACAAAGAGTTCCGATTAGAGATACACCGTCAGACAGGGGTTAATATTGAACCGTGGGCCGCGGCATCGGTGGCTAAAGTGTTTGACTCTATTGATCTGAAGTACCCTAAGACAGAGGCAGGGGCGCCTTCTTTCACTAAGCAGTATCTAAACTCCCACCCACATCCTGTGGCACAGATGATTGTAAGACTACGTGAGGTCGATAAAGCAAGTAGCACTTTTATAGACACCATACTACGGCATCAGCATAACGGCAGAATACATTGTGAGTTTCACCAGCTACGAAACGATGGCGGAGGCACAGTAACGGGGAGATTTTCCTCGTCTAACCCCAACCTTCAGCAGATTCCTGCAAGAGATCCAGACATTAAGAAAATGATTCGGGGATTGTTTGTTCCTGAAGAGGGTACAAAATGGGGGTCGTTTGATTATTCTAGCCAAGAGCCAAGGTTACTTGTTCATTTCGCGGCCAGTTTAGGTGGGGAATACAAGCATCCAGTGGTCGATGATATTGTGTCTGAGTACAACTCAGGGGATGTTGATCTTCACCAGATGGTTGCAGACCTTGCGGGGATCAACAGCAAACAAGCCAAGGTTGTTAATCTTGGTATCATGTACGGAATGGGCAAGGCTAAGCTAGCAGAGCAGCTAAGTATCTCGGTTGAAGAGGCAACCGATTTGTTGGCTAAGCACAAGGACAAAGTTCCGTTTGTTAAAGACCTCGCGGATCTAGCTACGAAACAAGCGGGGGCAACTGGTCAGATCAGAACACTTCTTGGCCGGCGTTGTAGGTTTGATATGTGGGAGCCAAGGAGTTTCTCCCATGAATACCAGAAGCCTTTGCCTTTTGATGAAGCGATCAAGAAGTGGGGACAACCGTTGAGAAGAGCCTTCACATACAAAGCTTTGAACAAACTAATTCAAGGCTCCGCTGCGGACCAAACTAAGAAGGCTATGGCAGATTGTTATGCCGAGGGTCTTTTACCTATGTTAACGGTGCATGATGAGCTATGCTTCTCTGTAGAAAGTAACGACCAAGCCCAAAAAATAAAGCACATCATGGAAACGGGCTTGTCTGATGTGTTAAAAGTGCCTTCAAAAGTAGACGATGAACTGAAAGATAATTGGGGAGAAATAGAGTGAACGAAAAATCAGCAAAAGAATGGCTAAAGAAATTTGATTCCGTAGGTTTGAAAGACATGCACCCCATGCAACGGAATGCTTTAATGGAGCTAGTCAGTACCGCGGTTAACCTAGCCGCTCAAGTGGAAGATCAAGAAATCTTAAGAGATGTTGAAGAGCAGGTTGACGAACTAGTCAAACTGTTTGGTGGGTTAGGAGTTCGTGTGGAACAAGACACAACGTTCCACTAGTTTTGACGGTTGGCGATTTGTGCATTGAGAGCCGCAGTGTACGGATCGCCGCCTAATAATTCGGGGGCAACTGGCCCTGGAGCACGAGCCTGAACAATAGGTGCTGGGGTACGCCTCTCAGTAGAAGGGGTACTAAACGATGGAGTCAGATTACCTTGTCTTCTATCCGTAGAAGGGGTGCTGAAAGATGGCGCCTGTCTAGGCTGCGGCGTTGGATTTTGTCTAGGTCCAGTGTCAGGTATTAAAGACTTGCCTCGCAACATACGTTTAATTTCATTGATCTCGGTGTTCGGAAACAAATCATATGTACCCGCGTCCCGCATCTCTCTACGGTTTTTCGGGGTCACATCAAAGGGATCAAACTTCCCGCGCATGATTGGGTTGATTCCACCGATACTTTCTTTCTTGAAAATTCTACGCATCTCCGAGTCTTTTAAACCCATAGCACGTAGGTCTTCAATCATTTGATAGAACTCTCTATCAACACGATACTTGGCTTCATTGGCCTTAACAAAAGCATTTCTAAAGTCACTGGTTCCCGCGTTGTAATCATCAGTGATTCTATTAAAGATCGCTTTTGATTTAGTTCTAGCTTGCGACAACCTAAACCCACCGTATTCCAACCCTTTTCTAGGGTTGAATGACTGCGTTGATAGGCCTGTCGCGGCTCTTAACAGTTCCGTAGTGGCATTTCTAGTTCGGCCCATCTTATCTTGGCTGTCAATGATACCTCTATCTGTTCCAAATACACCACGAGCAAACCTACCTGGCTCCAACTTCCCGCCCGACACCTTGAATGGGCTGATGCTCGGCATCAAAGTGTCCCCAACATGCAGTACTTTCTTTACGGTGCGCCCCCAAAAAGAATCAGCTTCATTATAAAGTTCACGGCCGCTAGAGGTTCTACCACCACGTACCGTAGTGTCAAACAACGCCTCGGTAAACATAGCCTCAGACATGAACGGCTGGACAATTTCAGCCAAGGTAGCTTTGCCTACATCTTCAATGACTTGACCAACTTCTTTTCCCTCACGCATGGCATCATCAGCTTCATTGACCATACGATTAGCGAACCGGTAAAGCACGTCATATGGGTTTGATTGGCTGAAGTTAATAAATTCTATGTCACCATTCTCATCCCTACCCACAGGGACTAATACGGACCCCTTCTGCCATTCAGGTGCAAAGGATCTTTTGTACGCATCCATTTCTTCACGGCCCACTCCAGACACTTGGTAGGCCATTTCTAAAATAGCGGCAGGCACAATCGCTGTCGTTGCGGTGAACGATAACAGGCGGTTTCTTCCGCGGTTTCTAACGCCCTCTATGTCCGAGGCCATATCATCGATGCCTTGCTTGACAATATTGAATCCAGTACGATACATCTCTGCCGGAAAAGAAATAAAGTTACCTACGGGTAATTTCCTACCGAACTTAACAGCTTCTGACGCTGCCTTATTGTAGTTTGGAACGGTGTCTCTTACGATCTGAGCAGCACGGTTCTTGATCAAATCATCTAGGTCGTACTCCCCTCGGCGCAAAGCCTCCCGTGTAGCTATGTCCATGTCCGCGCCATTTTTAGTGAGGTATGCTATTTTATCTACATCACTACTGCCCTCTAACGCATGTTTTATTTTTGCTTGTTCAGCATTGTAGTTAAAGTATTTCCAGAAATCATCGGAGCCTTGGTAGATATCTTCAAAGGGCTTAAGTTTTTTGCCGACCTTTTTGGCAACATTCTCTCCAACGATAGCTTCAAACCCTGACCGGGGATCGCGGCCCGATATGTCCAAGCCTTTCATAAGGCTGTCTTGTATCTCTCTCAACTCCGCCTGTGTACCTAAGACCCCTCTTCGGTTAGCGTCCATTAGGTCTGCGTATATAGCATCCGCAGAAGTCTCTGGAGTTTTTCCTATACCCAACATTTTGTTGCCAACAATCTTGCCCGTGGCACTTGTTGGGTTGGCTGAATAAACGTTAGAAAACACAAGCCGTGCCGAGTCTTTTAAAGATCCACCGCGACCACCCATAGGCATGTTACCATTGGCTAGTGCAAAACTAACTGCAGTAGTAAAGTTTCTAACTTGCGTAATAGGTGAGAGCACTGTTTTCCCGTACTGAGAAATAGCTTTTCCCTTTAAAAAGGTTCCAAAGATTCCTTTGGTCACGATTGTACCCCAGTGATCTTCGGCTAGAATTTGATTAGTTAAATTTTTATATATTTCCTTAGGCACATAGTACCCGTCTAGCTGCCCCCAACCGGAGCGACCAATAACATTTGCTAGCTCAGCCGATTGTTCTCCTAGCTCCCCAGCCGCTGTGGGTGTTGCCAGAGCGTTATCTCCCCCAAGTCTAATGTACCCCTGTTCCGTAAGAGATTGTTTTTGAGCACCTGACAGACCCTCTCCGTTTTTAAATAGTTTACCAATCCCTTGGTTTCTTGCAGCCATGTTAGTGATAGTTGCAAAGTAGTCATCCACCGCGGAAAATTGTGACAGGTCTGCTACGGTAGATAAATAAGACTGACGAGGATCATCGATTTCACCCAGCAAACGTCTGAATGTTTTTGGTACATTCTTCCTATCCACAAACATCCCTGTATCTAGACGGTCCTTCGCGACTCGCCCACCTTTTAGAGTTTGACGAGCCTTAACGCTGTGACCTTCCAAGTAGTTATTTACAGCTTTGTTTGCCGCGGCTCTGGTCACGTTCCCCTCGACAAATATCTTTAGGTCGTTACCTGCGCCCTCACTTCGCAGACCATTTCTAGTTAGAAACGCTTGCGTAAAAACATTATCCACATCTTTTCGTGCGGCTTGTGTTAGTTGGCGCTCAACATTTACCTTGCGTGTCCGCATGAAGAAATCTTCAGCGGCTCTTATGTTTTCATCTGTAGGTTTATACTTTGCGTCTTCGTGGATCTTGTATCTACGGCGCATATAATTGTCTAAGTTCTGCTCAATTATATCGTTAACGTTGTTCCCGTTTAAGGTGTATCTGTTCTCTTTCAAGAAGTCAGATTTTAAAATGTCCTTGCTCAACTTTGTCATATGAGTACGCATTCTTAGCGCATTCTGACGAACTTCGGCAGGCAGTTCACCTAGAAGTCTAGTCTTAGCCGCAGGGTCGGCTTCAGTTAAATAGTCCTGGATCTTTGTCATAATCGTAACATCATCCAAGGCAGAGCCTTCAGGTTGATTCTTCAGAACGGTTTCTATTTCCCCGTCCAATTGTTTTAGTATCTTGTCTGCCTTGGTTATTTCGGCATTTACTTTGCCGTCCATTAACAAACGTTTTTCAGCCGCTTCTCCAGGCATGTATCCACGGTATCTAAAGAATGCGATTGCATCTGCCATGGCTGCACGGCCTTTGCTCAATTCTTCAGGGCTTCCTGATTTAGCCGTCATCCGGTTATACAAAAGAGTATCTATATCTTGACCGGCTTTTTCTAGCTTTTTGCTTGCGGCTTTGGCGGTCATCTGACCGACCTTAGACTTACCTATCGTCGTACCCGCGGCCGTGAATGCTCCTTGTAAAGCCCCACCTAAAACAACAGATTCCCCTCCAATCTTCAGCTTGTTTCCAAGCCTAGCAAGAGCTTTCTCTCTACCCTTTAAACCAATGAGATCTGTTGTCTGTGTTATTCCGCCCCCAGCCCAATCGCCTAGACTAGTCATATTGTCTGTGGATACCGCTGCATCCGCTAGTCCCGCTGCGGCAAGTTCCTTGGCCGCAAGACCAAATCTTTCGGCCTTAGTCAGAGGAGTGTTTGCTAAACCACGAGCAGCCCTTGCAGCCATAGCCGCCTTGCCCACCTTCGATGCCACTCCAATTCCAGGGACCACGAACTGTGTTACAAGCTCCGCTCCTTTGCCAATAAAACCTTCTGGGTCTATGCCAAGAGTATCCCGTATAGACTCAGCCGTTTCTGTTACGGTATCCCCGTAGTTTGTACCAGCAACACCATCCACGCCTATTGCAACAAGGCCAGAGAGTCCTTCGACAATGCCTATACCACCAGAGACAACACCTTCCCCTAACTCTCCCAAAGCCGTTCCATCCCAGAACATACCTTCCGAGTCCTCGTCTTGCCGTTGTGGACTCGTCTCATCACCAAAGATAGTTTTTTTCGGACTCGTAGACTCATCGCCAAAGATAGTCGTTGCCATAAATTCACCTACCTTTATTCAGGCTTCGTTCCAGGAACACCGTTGGGATCTACATAATCAGTGTTAGGGGGAAGAGCATCGTACTCTTCTTGTG